CCTTGACTACTCAATTTCTTTCCCTTCTGCGTAGAATCCTCTACCACCAGCTCTAGAAAATAAAGATCTCATTCCGATAACGCCTTTAGCCATTCTCTTTTTTCTTTTGGCTTCTTTGGCTTGTATATCTGCTTGTTCTTCTTTTTCTACTTTAATTCTTTCTTCTCTATCTAAACGAAGCTGTTTCTCTGATTCAGATTCGGTGTATTTTGGTGTACTGAATAAATTACCCATGTTATAGATCTATTTCACGAAATTTTTCTTTTTGCAACGCACAATATAACTGATGTGGTGTAAATATCCACCATTTATTTAAACCTAATATTCTTTGTACATAAGATACACAACTATGTTCCTTAATCCAAGATCCCATAAAGCTAGGGAACTTCGTTTTTCTAGGCTTAATATCACCTTTTAAGACTTTACCATTCTTCTTTTTAAACATTCTAAAGATCGCATTTATCTTTTCTTCTGATAATACTTCTACATTCAAATGACCAAAGATATATTCTAGTAAGATCCATAGATTGTTTTCTTCATCAAAAGTAATAACTCCACAATGTTTAAAACCCTTTTTAAAAAAGCGAGTATCTTTGTGTCCGTCTGTATTTTCAAAGAAATATACTAGATACCTAGTCTGTTTTGCCATACGGATTTCTTTTTTTTCTTTTGATTATCAAAGATATTCCAAGATCTTGTTTGGATGACACGACTAGGAGCTTGTTTACCAGCCATCAGGCTTCTTCCTTCTCCAGCACCTAGCATTAAGTACTGTAAAGCATCATGAACGTGGGAATATCTGTTCTTCATAGGCTTATCATCATAGCGATCTCCTGAAACTTGTATTCGCCTATAATAATAACCCCCATTAAACCCCTTTTTTAGGTTCGTACAGCCATTATTAACGAGGAAGCCAGCCTTTCCATCTACCATTCTTGTTAAAGCCGCCTCAACGCTCTCTACTCGTAAAGCAACATCATTACTAGGAGCTGGTTTCGCTCTTAATCCTTGCTGTCGCATAATCTGAAAAGGAGTTCTCTCATCTGTCTGTACTCTAAAGTCACCAGCTGGATCTCCATAAATCTCTAATTCTAATCCTCTAAACTTTTTTGCCATTTCTGTTTTCAATAATTCTGTAAATCTTACAATACCCATATCAAAACAAACAAGTTCATGAAGAATAACCCATCTTCCATCAGCTAACTTCTGTCCAAATACAGCTGCTGGTGTTAATCCAAAGTCAATACCTACAAATATTGTAGTAGAAAAAGGTTCTATAGGTTCTTTTGATAGATGAACTTGTTCATTCCAACTAGGATAAACAGGTTTACCTTCTTCAATAGTACCTAGTTTATTCATAACATAGACATCAATCCAACCTTTTGTTTTACCTTTCACAATATTAGGGTAATAGGCATCTGTTAGATTGCCTTTATTCTCACACTGAGGATTATTGTCATAACCTTCTAGTTCCCCTTTACTATTTTTTTGTTCTAACATAGCAGAAGGCTGAATAAAAAAACTCCAATCATCAGGTTTGACTAACATCAAAGCTTCTTCTCTGGATAAGTGTTCAGGGGTGGGTACTTCTCCAGACATAATAGACCACCAATGATCTTCTTCAGGAGCGTTTGTATCAGCTATAACTCCATACCAACTAGGACCACCATCTCTCATAGAAGGATATCTGCCAACACGCATAGTACAAGCATCAATAATACTCTTGGGTAATTCTCTTGCTTCGTTTACCCATACTCCAGTAAGTTCTAAGGATAATAACTTCTTAACATCTTCTGGTCTATCTAATGCTAAAAAGATAACTTCTAAATCTATATCAGCTACTTGTATTCTATGTGTATAAGGAACTGACCATGCAAAGTTTCCAAATGTTTGTTCAGGAAACCAGTCTAACCACGTTTTAATCGTTGTTGTTTTTAACTGAGGATTTGTATTTCTAATAACTGCCCAGCGAGATTTGCGTTTTCCGTCTTTGCCTTTTTCTTGTTGAATAGCTCTTTTAAAAACTTCAACACAACAAGCAACAGATTTACCAGAACCTACTGGTCCTCGTATACCACGAAAAAAATCATCTGTTTTTAGAAAGTTCTTTAAGGTACTGCCATCTGGTTTGTAGTTGAACTGTACCATCTACTTCACTTTTTCTATATACTCTATTAGCAATTTTTCTCTTACCGTTGGACCAAGAGATTCGATCATTTTGTCCGCTTCCTTGTCCGTTAGAAAACTTTCTGGAAGGTATCTTAGGTGAACTTTTTTTACGATCTTTCTTAATCGTTGCCTCTCTTGAAAGCTTAGTGGAAACTGCTTCCTTGTTTCCAGATTCACTTCCGAATCTATGTTGGTGTTGTCTGTAGACATCTAAAAACTCCTTAAATAATTTCCAATCTAAATATACACTAGGATTTTCAAAGTCTTTTTTCAAGACTAAAATATCAGCTGATCCTTTCCAATCATCTAGCTGTTTGAATCCAGCACCATTCTTTCTAGCTTTAACTTCAATGGTTGTTCCTTCAAATAAATCATTAACATAAACATCATGAGGAAAATCCATTAATGCTCCAGACATAGGCTGTCTACGAGCGGAGAAACCTTGTGCTTCAAAGAGTTTAACGATCTCTCGTTCTACTCTTGTTCCTTTGATCTTTGCTTTACTACTCAATTAGCATTTCCATTTGCGTAAGGCTAAAGCTTTGCGAGTAGGTCTACCTTTAGAATCTTTCATTGGTCCTTTGACACCACTCATTCTGGCACAGAAGCTTTTCTTTCTTCCAGCATCCTTCTTGGTTTTAGGATTAGGTGCTGGTGGTTTAAGATTTGCTCCTTCTGTTCTTTTAAAATGCTTTCTACCAGCTGCATTTAATCCCCCTTCAGGATTCTGATACTTCTTTGCGACCATTACTTCTTCTTCTTAGGGAATCCAGCCTTCATATTAGCATAGGCTGAAGGACTGACTGTACTATTCTTCTTTGACCTTGATATGTTTTTCTTCTTGCGAGCATTAATATTCGCGTATAAACCTTTACTTGCCATATTTCTTAGCCATAGTCATCTTTTTACCAGACTTCTTTGCAGATTTCTTCGCAGCAGCCATACCTTTGGCTGTGTAAGGAAACTTTTTTCCATTTACATTAGGCATCTTTATTCTCCATTCTATTATAGTGTTGCAACACTTGACGTTTTGTCTTAACCAGACAGGCTTAGCTTATAATAGCTCTTTGTTTACGTCAATAAAAACCTTATCTTTAAAAAAAATATTTGCAATTCACACTAAATGTGGCTTGACATCATACCTGTTGTGTGGTTTTAGCACTAGTTTTCTATAATAAATAGATTAATTAGAGGGTATGAATAAACTAATCAAAGCAATCACCCACTGGTTTGACGATCCTGATAAAGACATTAAGGATTTTTTGCAAACTGAATACAAAAAGAACTGGTATTGGGCTTATCGTTACTATAAAGAACGAGGCACATTCCCTAATCAAACCTCAATAAGAGTCTGATCCTAAGAATACTTCGTGTTCATCAGGCTCTTTGAGCCTTTTCTTCCAAAATAATATTTTATTACTAATCCTTATCCGAAGGATTTTCCTTCCAATGTTTCGTACATACAAAATAATAGTTCCCATGTTCTCCTTTTAAGGCGATTGTACCCCACTTCTGGCAGACGTAACACACCTTATATCGCGTTTGTTCTTCTCTCGTCCAGTTAAATACTTGTGTTTGGTTGTAGAGCCTTTTTGAACTCTGTTGTTTGTTAGAGACATCTCTCTCCGTACCCATACAGTTTTTTAACCCCCCACCCCCTGTTGGTTACGAGAGATCTATATTCACTTTTATCTCACCATCCACATGGTGCGATACTCTATCTGGGGTGCGTAACCCTACCCTGTCAAGGATGTCCTTACTGGCTTCCAGTTGCACGTACTCGGACCTAGCATTGTTACTCAAATGGACTAACTTGTGTGATGCAGTCACCGCTCCCAGACCTATTGTTCGTGCCACTTGATCCATCATGTACTGCTGTACCTTGGGGATTCGTAGTGTACGACTTGCAGCTACTCTGCCTCCGTCTTTTGTTGAATATCCAGCCTTTGTTGCTGCTTCTCTGATGCTGCAACCCTCAGCTACGATAGTATCTACCAGCGACTTTTGTTTTGCTGTCAGACCATACTTGTTGTTGGATAACTCGTCAACCACCTCTTGTTAGATATAGACCTTGTTTTCCCTTGTCAAGACAATTATGGTCATAATTTATTACATTCACACTTTGTCGCTTTTGCTCTCGCTAGAAAGACAAGCTAAGCTTGAAGCTGGACAAGCCAGCTCTTTCTATCGCTATCAACGCTAGCTTCCTCTCCCCCCTCTCCCCCCTACAAGGGGGGTAACAGAGACTCTCATCCATCTGGCTCGGCAAGGGCTTGATGACCCCATCTGTACCCTAGAGCTACGCACCTATCTATTTGCCTCGCTGTAGATGTCTGAGAGAATCTCTCTCTATTTTGTACTCTCCACAGGTCTAACTTGTCATTAGCATCCTCTAGCTACTTGGTGTTGCTATGTTGATCTAGTTTGTCATGCATTGATTACCACTTATTTCATGAGCATCAATTTGTTTACGCTCCACCACGCTTGGGGAAAATCACCTAAGGGCGATTTCCTGATATCCCTTCGCTCAAGGGTGAGAGCGTAAAAAATCGCTACTCAGAAAGGTAATAAATACTATGAAAACAAACGATAAACACACCAACATCCAAGCCAGCAAGAGAGATGCAGTAATGACTGCATTAGCTGTGGAGTACAAACCAGAGATCGACCATGACGATCTCTTCAACATTGAAGTTGATTTAGGTTCATCTATTGCGCGTACTGACTATCGCATTAATAGTTTGCAAAGCAAACTTGACGAAGTCACTCGACGCAAAGATAAACTATCTGAGCAAAATGGCTCTCGCATTAACACTGAAAAAGCGTTAATGCAAAGCCTTGAGGTTTTGGGTAATCAACTCCAAAGATTGGACGACTTAGAATCTAAGTACAACCACTCTTTGGAAGTGTTGACTATTAAAAGATCAGCACTAGTTGATTTTTACTCCAAAACACTAGATAAGGCTTATGTACCTTACTCCTCAAAAGCTAAAGCACCTGAGAAATCAGCTGCTCAACGTCAATATGCTCTTAAGTGGCTTGAACAAAATGGTCACAAGATTGATCCTGTGATTGCCTAGTTAATCACAGTTATAACAAATTCCCATATCAGGGTTTAATCAGCCCTGATATACCTTGAATTAAATATGGAAGGGGTGTCTCCCTAAAAAACTGGCTCCCTTCGGTCGCCAAAGAAAGAACCGAATGAGATTTAACAGAAAGGAAAGTGAAATGATACATACTGTAATAACGAAACAAGAACATGAGGTATTATGCGATTTAGCTAGTACTTATAGTGATTTATTTAAAGATCTCTATGGTATGAGACCTCGTGGTTTTTATCCTTCAACAATAGAAGAATATAAGAAGGAAATTAATAAAGTAAGTGAGGAATTACATATGGAAATTATTATCGAAGAAGGAAAGAAAGAGAGGATAAAGAATAGAAAACCATATATCAGTAAACTCATTAATAATCCGTTTAAGGATTTCTATGAAAGGAATAGATAAATGATTACATTTAAAGCAATTAATAAATACAGCGTTATTTACAATGGTAAGAATATATATTATTATAAACTTACTTTTTTAAATGGTGATTCCAAAATCTTAACAGAAGGTGATTGGGATCTAATTAAACAAGAGGCTATGTGTGATGTCAAAGACAATCTGTCCTGAATGCAATGGCGAATGTTATGTGGATGAAAATCCATGTTTAACATGTGAAGGTGGATTTATGGAAGAAATATCTCCAGAAGATTACACATTAGTAGAAGATCTATACACGAAAGGAGTGCAAAATGATCTCATTTATAAGTAGAACGACAGCTGCTGTAGCAAAAGGCTTAGCAACAACCGAAGCGTACAAGTATGGTAAAGGTAGAGTTACTTGGTATTACAAAGTATTACTCAGTCCTGACTTTTCAAAGACTATGACCAATTTGTACAAACATAACAAAGTCGAAAGGGAACTTAACAATAATCCATTCGACCACACACCTAAAAAGGTATTTCATATCAGCCCTGAAGGCTTTGTTTATGATGCTAGAACTGGTGATATTATTGGAAATGTCAATAAACCGACAGGTAACCGATATCGTGGAGAAGCCGAATGGGAAGGAGAACCAGAAAATGCAACAGTCTAAAGATAATCTCTTACATTTATTAGATATGATTAAAGATTTACATGAAAGAGTTCATTTATTGTATATGACTAATATCAAACTAATAGCATCTTTAAGAGAAAATGACTTACTGACACATGAAGAACGTGTTGCTTTATTAGATATGCAACTCAAACCAAAGGAGTATATACATGGCGAAAGTAAAAGAACTAGATCAGCAAATTAGAGAAGAGCTAGAGGACCAAGCAATGATAATACATGATCGTAAGACCATGATTGTTAATGCACTTGCATATGTCAAACAAGCTAATAATCCAGCTCATGATTTTAATAAAACCGAAACTCTAATACTTAAAGGTATTATTAAACAACTAACTGCTATTAGAGATACTGATAGACAAAGTATAGATATTATCTCTGAGAAGTTAGAATCATGGGAATCTAGATAAGTTTTATAATTATTTAACTGATGGGGGATATTCTCCCCCACCAGAACAGAAGGTCTATAATGTGATTAGAAAGGAATATACATGATACCTACAGAAAGTAAACTGCACATAGCAGAAAATTGTAACATTATCCCCAATACTAGAACATTATGTTACTTAAATGGTGATGATGATAACAATACTTGGTATGAACAGATACCAGATAAGAAAGCATTGTTTAATGGCGATAAATATATAGCCACTATGAGTAACGCCAGTGCCGATAATCTCAGGACTTATCCTGATTTTGTCAATATGTTAAATCAAGGTTTAATGGAATCAAATACATTAGACTTAGACAATGTAGAAGTACAAGACGATATGCTTGACAATGGTGGTAAATTTAGTCGTTTAATTACCTTTCATGGTACGACTGCTACCTTTGGAAAAGATACAATGAAGCTCAGACTATGGGCTTGGACTGCCTACAATCTCCGTTGGGCTGAACAATTTATATTTGGTCCTATGATTGTATATTGTCTTAATGGTTGTATGAGAGCCGATTGGAAGATCAAAGGTATGTCCAAGAAGAATTGGAATACCAAAACATCTCTCGGTGCTTCTGATATATCAAGAGCATTAGATGCTTTTAATCAATATCCAGAATGGTTTGAAATCATG